CCAGCGATGATTCCCATCTTAATCACGGTTGAACCCGACCCGCCAGCATGAGAGTTCCTCACTTTTTACCTACCGACCCGGCGCAGGCTGTTTCGACAATTCAGCCGCCCGACCCGATGGCGTTACTCTTCCCGTTTCGGGGAGAATATCAGCCGACGCTTGACGCAGCAACGGGACTCACACGATGGCCGAAAGTTGTCAGCGTGCAGAAATGCGTGCGGTGGTATTGGCGAGTTAGGACGTGGAACATGCAAATCACCGGCACCGACCCATCAGACGGTTTCCCGGAGCAGAATATCGAACTCTTCATCGCGGACACGCTACGACCAGACACGGATACCGCATACATCGCCGACGAACGCGACTTGTGCGACGGATACGATCGGGCACCTTACGGGCACATCATCACATCGAACGCTTTCGGGAACCAAGTCGAAATAGACATCAGCGGTGATACGCTGCAAATCACGCCGACGCTTTACCTGTTCGGTGCATACGGAGTCTATCCGCCGCAGTATAAGATGACGGCGACGCAGCCGCCGATTGACGACGCGGAAATGATTCCGCAGATAGGTTTCTTCATCAATGTCGCTTGGACGAAATCCGGATCACCGCCCGGATTTATGGACGGGCAGACCTACGACAGCACGGCGGCGGGAACGTATGGAGATTTGACCATGTCCATCGATGGCGAAGTGATTCCGATCCGTTGGGGAACAGGCGGAACGGCAATCGGTGACATCGAAATCTACCTCACGCCGAAGACATGGTGGCCATACGCGCTCGCCGACGGAACTCACCCGATTTACGACGCCGCAACCGGCGCACAACTCCGCAGCGTTATCACAGGGGAACCAATTTGACGAAAACACTCTAGAAGGATGCCGAATCTAATCACATGGGATATTGACAATAACATTCTGGACTTGTCCGGACTCGACACGGCTTTGCAGGACAAGTTGACGGTTCCCGTGCCGTCTCAACAGACGTTCCGGATTGGCTTCTATCGTGGCGCAAGCGGAGATACGCGGCGGTATCTCGACTTAGGCGCTGATCCGTCCATTGAGCTTATTGTTAAACCGTCTACTGGAAACAATCGCTTTGACGTTGCGCCCGTTGTTGCATCCCCCGTATTCACTCGCACGACGGTAGATGACCTCGGGGACTATTATTACGAAGGCAGCATTGACTTCGCGGCCCCGGTGTTTTTGAAGGCACTTGCCGCAAACGTAGGATTCGCACAGGAACAGATTACAATCCAGTGTTTAGCCAATACGCTCATGCGTTTGGACGGGCAGTATATAGACATTTACTATACCGCTACGGACTTCACGCGATTCTGGTTTGAGACTACTGGAACCACGGTGACGCCGCCATCGTCAGGCGGAGGAACGCTTCACAAGATCAATGTTGCGAACAATGCGACAGCCAGCACGGTAGCAACTGCGCTAGGGGACGCGATAGATACTGCATTTAATTCTAGTTATTCCGTAGCAACCGATACCGTGACCGTGACCTTTTCGGAATGGGGCTTGAAAGGGAATCACGCACCTCACGGGACAGGCTTTACCGTAATATTGGTGACGGCGGGAAGCGTTCCGGAAACAGACACAGACATTGCGAGCGTAGGATACAACGGGCAGCTTGTTTACCTCGATGGAACGGCACCGCAAATCTCGCCGCTGTTCACGCTCGAAATAGTCAATAGCCTTTACCGTGACGGGCAGACATTCCCGTCTGGAACAGCGAGCAGCAATTACCGCGAAGGGAGCGTAACGCTTTCAACAACGGACTCGGCAACGGTTACGTTTTCCACCGCGCTTTCGGCTTCGACGTATGACATTATCAGTTTGGAAGTCATCTATACCGGAGCAGGCTCGCCGGGACTGAAATTGTCGCCACAGACAATCGACGACAAGGCGACAACCGGATTCACGGTATACCTTAATGGAGACGCGACAACTGATTACCGCCTCGACTACAAAGTAACGCTTTAATATGGCTCAATTTCCAATTAAAAACGGACTGATTCAGGGAACGCTTGACGGGACGCCTAGCGGCGGAACGATTAACCTTACCAACGTCACAAAAACACTTGGCGCAATAGGAACACCGACAAGCGGCACGCTGACAAACTGCACGGGATTACCAATCGCGACGGGAGTTTCAGGACTTGGCACTGGCGTCAGCACGCTTCTCGCAACGCCAACATCAGCGAACCTTATCGCGTCCGTGACGGACCTTTTTGTTGCTCAAAATATCGTTGTCCTTGAAGAGGATTTCATCGGCGGCACTAATGCTGACGGACAAATCGGAATGCTTGGATGGCGTCAGGGGACAATCAGCGGAAGCGGCTCCTACGCTTACATCGCCGGAACGCTAAACAATCCGGGGCAGTATCAAACCGCATGCGCGGCGGCATCGGGGAATGCCTCTTCGTTGTATGTTGGCGGCAGCGCGCTTTCGCCTTTTGTTTTTGTTGACGCTTCTACGCCGATTCAGTTCGAGGTGCGAATTACGTTCAAACTAAACCAGACAACGGTAACTCGTTTCCGAATTGGAGTGATGAATGACTACTCGGCTGTATCACCGGGCCGCGGAGAGTATCTACGTTACGATACAAGCAGCGGCGATACGAACTTCATGGCCGTAGTAAAAGATGGAGGGGCAGAGACAGCATCAAGCCTCGGAGTTGCAGCGGATACAAACTGGCATACGCTTAGAATCAGAAACACAGGCACCAATCTCGAATACAAGATGAGCATGAACACAAACGGCGGTGCGTTCGGAAACGAAGTAACTGTCACAAACACAAACAGCGTCGGCGGAATTACGCGCTACATTTGCGGAATCATCGGAAACGACGCGACGGCAGCGGCAAAGTCATTCATCCTTGACGCGGTAAAACTTCGCGCAACCGTTTCAAGGTAACAAATGGAACCGACTCAGCTTTACCAAGCATGGGAGAAAGGCGGCTGGCCCCTTGTTTTCCTTGTTGCTGCTCTTGCGTTTGGGAAATGGTATTGCAGCTTGAAATTGGAACAAGATAAGCGTTTCCATGATGAACGCATGAAAGAACAGCAGGCGTCGCAGCAGATGCTAGGGTGCTTGGCCGATGCAATCATTGCGTTGGTGTATAAAAACATCAACAACGAGGATGCCGCCCGCGTGATGGCGGATCTCGCGAGCAAAAGAATTGAGGCAATCCGGACAGCGGAACGAGTCGCATCGCAATGAAGTCCGCACTCATTATTGACGATGACGAGGAAACAACGGCGTCAGTCTCAACGGTTCTAATCGGCTACGCGAAAAAATGCGTGCATTCGATGAAGGCAGCAATCAAGGCGTTGCAAGATCACGAGTTTGACGTTGTTTTTCTCGACTTGAAATTGCCGGACTCCACGGCTGAAAAGACTTTTGAAATGATGCCAATGCTGCGAAGGCTCGCAGGCGATGCTGCATTCGTTCTAATGACCGGACATTCCTCAGATATTGGCAACGCGAAATACGCGGTGGACTCAGTTCTAAAAAAGCCGTTCCACTCCGGACATATTCGCGAGGCATTAGCAAACGCACAACTAGCGCAGACGCGATACTCTGACGCGACCGGAGAAACCGAGAGGATGACACGGGCTTTACTCGCTTTTGTATGAAGCTCATCTTCGTTTTATTCGCCGCAATGCTTTCCAGTTGCGTGACAAGCGCAACCATTCACGCAAAAACCTGCATTGTCACCGTCTCGCCAAGCGTGGAGATTAAAGCTACACCGCTGCCATGACAAAACTACGCGAAGAAATCTGCCGCATCGCAAAAAACGAAATTGGAGTTGAGGAAATCGACGGAACAAACTGCGGCCCGCGAGTGAATGAATACAAAGGCGCAACGAATCTCGACCCGAAGCAATCGTGGCCGTGGTGTGCTGCTTTTGTCTGTTGGGTAGTCCGCGAGGCGATGAAGTCCGCGAGAGTCCGCGAGACTGCGACATTCAAACGACCGACTACGGCTAGCGCATGGGGTTTTGAAAATTGGAGCTTGGCGCAAGACAACAGCACGCAAACGAAGAAACCGCACGGCGACGACATTGAAGCGGGCGACATTGTTGTTTTCACGTTCTCGCATATTGGCATCGCGCTTTCCTCGCCGGACGAAAACGGAGACGTTCAAACGTGTGAGGGTAATACTGATATGATGGGAAGCAGAGAGGGCGGCGGCGTATTTAAAAAGCTGCGGCACGTCAGTAAAATACGCTCTCGCATCCGGTTCATGGTTTGACGCGCTGATATTTTCCATCCGGAAAGTCAATCCACTTTTTTACTCTTTTTTCGTCACTTTGAAAAAAGTTTAAAAAAGTTATTGCGTCTTTTTTGCGGGCGTGCTTTTATCTCCACCGTCAGCACGACGCTGGCGAACAGAAAAACAAAACAGAATCACAAAACATGAAAACAAAAATTGAAGTTGGAACATGGGTCCGGATGACATCGGAGAATAGCAATTGGAACGTTGGAGAAAAAGGACGCATCAGTTTTATCGGAAGCGACCGCGTTGGAGTTTATTTCCCAGAGCGCGGCGACACCGAAGACGACGATTGCACGGCGTTTTATGACGATTTTGGTGCACTCTAATATCATACCACATGAACGACTCAATCCACGATAGCTCCGCGAACGAGCGTCACGAACGGAACAAGAAAGCACTTGCCTATCTAGACGTATTGAAACGTCGCGATGAGGAAAACGAGCGCGAATTGAAAGAGCAATGGCAGGCTCGCGGAATTGGATGCGTTTGCATCTTAATTCTCAACGCCGCAATCTGGTATGCGATTTACTGCATCGCTAAGGCACTCGGAGAACTTTAACAATTTGAGCGCGAAAATGCAACGGCCAAGCATCCCTAATGTAAGGTGCGGTCAGATGACGGCGATACAATCGGCCCGCGTCAAACCCGGAGCAAGTGCCAACTTGCCGCGCTCACCAATTTAACAACATGACAACACCAAAAAAAGAAAAGCGAGAGATGACTGCGGTTCATCTTCCGTTGAAACTAAAAGCAGAACTAAAACAAGAAGCCGAATCGTGTGGCAGGTCTTTATCGGCTCATATCTTCATTACACTCAGGGACCGAAAAGAGAAACAATGAGCAACGAACTAGAAAAAGCACCGAAGCAGGATATCCGCTCGCTTATCACAAGCGACGAGATGCGCGGTAAAATTGCGGAGGTATTGCCAAAGTATCTCACCGCAGAACAGATGACCCGCGTAATGGTCGGAACGATTGCCAGAGTCCCGAAGCTAGCGGATTGCACGCCAGCGAGCCTCTTAAACGCTCTCATGTTGTGCGCGCAGGCTGGATTGCTTCCAGACGGACGGAACGCGCATTTGATTCCTTACGGCTCGACGGTTCAAGTCATCTTTGATTACAAGGGGCTTGTTCAAATTGCAGAGCGGAACGGCGTGCAAAACATTCGGGCAATAGCAGTTCACAAGAACGATGTTTTTGAATACGGAATGGACGGCGCAAACGTAACCTTTAAGTGGCAACCGAACTTCCTTGGCGACCGAGGCGAGCTTGTCGCATTCGCAGCTACCTGCATTCGCGATGGCAACACGGATGTTGAGGTTATGACAAAGGCAGAAGTTGACGCGATCCGCAAACGCAGCAAGGCTAGCGGTTCAGGACCTTGGGTAACGGATTACGCGGAGATGGGTAAAAAGACCGTTCTTCGAAGAATGAGCAAACGCTGGCCATTGTCGCCAGAGCAAAGCGCGGCACTTGATACTGAGGCGAAAGAGGAATACTCACTGACGCAGGTATTCGCGCCGAAGTTCACTGAAAAGCAAATTGCAAGCTCAATCTTCGGAGAACAGCCAGCGATTGAGGCAACCGAATCACCGAAAGAACCGGAGCCGGAACTTGCGACCAAGGATGAGACTTGGTGAAAACACTTTTGCAGTTCCATCGCGGGAATAATGCCGGACAGTCTATGACCTTTCATGGGTGAGACGGCACGAAACGAGCAGGCGCGAACGCTGGAAAGTTCCGGCAACTTGCTCGGCTGCAATACACATTGGGAACGTCATCCAGCCATAACGGGTCGCAACCGTAAGCAAAGGGCGTGACAGCAGGAGAGAACTGCACAACTTTCAACAGAAAACACATGAACACAGAACAGAAAGACGAACGACGCGGACACACAAGCGCAAGCAACGCAGCAGCGGACCGGCTTTGCCCCGGCAGGCATTTGGCGCAGCGAGGACTAGCAGAAAAAGAAAGCGCAGAGGCAAGCCAAGGGACGCTGATTCACGCGGTATTTGCTGGCGAGAAGCCGGAAAGCGTTTTGGATAGTGAGAGCGCGAAAACGCTGCGGCGAGCAAAAGAAATTGAAAGCATCATCCTCGGCAACTGGCTTTGCGGAATCGACGTGAAAGCACCGGCAGAATGCCATCGCGAAAAGCGCATGTGGGACTACGTGGAGACGCACAGCGGGCAGGCAGATGCGTTTTGGATAGTTGACGCGGAGAACGGCAAGCACGCGCTTCTGGAAGACCTCAAATCGCTTTACGGTGACCACGACGACGCGGACGAGAACGAGCAGCTTCGCGACCTTGCCGCTTTGATTTACTGCAATTACGGCGTGCAATCGGTTACGGCATATATCAATCAGCCGAACGTAGCTTGGCGCATCGAGGATGTGAAACTCGTCCGCTATTCCGAAAAGGATTTGATGCGAGCTTACCGCGAAATGTGCGAACGAGTTCTTGCGTCAAACGACCCTAACGCAAAGCGCATCGTCGGCCCGAAGCAATGTAAGTTTTGCAAGGCCGCGGGAACGGCACGATGCCCAGAAAGTCAAAAGGCACTAGTCACACTCGGCACGGCGCAATTCGACATTGAAACCGCTTCACCGGAAGAACGTGCGGATTGGCTCGACAAACTCCAGATGATAGCAAAGATAGCAGAAAAGAGCATTGCAGAATTGAAAGACGGCATTCGCAAAAACGGAGACGGATGGGCGGAAGGATGGGGACTTGGCAAGGCGAAGAAAACCCGCGAGATTTCACCGGATAAGATTCCGCTCATCGGCGCAACGCTCGCGGCGCATTTTGATTGTTTCGAGACTGTTGAGCTTGCCAGATGCTGCAAGATATCAGTCCCGAAGTTGCAGGAACTACACGCCAAGCTATCAGACCTAAAAGGCAATCAGGCGTTCGACCATTTTGAAGAGCTATTCTCGGAACTAATCGACACAACAGAACATCAACAGCCGGTTCAGCGAATCAAATAATATGGAAAAGCGACACTTTAACGACCCTCCGACAATACGTGAGATGCTCGACCACATGGAAGAAACTCGGACTTGTGACGCGCCGTGCCTTGTGGCAATGCTTCGCATAGCCGTGAACACGCTAAACTGGTATGCTAACGGACAAGGGCCGGAGACGCGACTAGATGACAACGGCGACCTTGCAACCGGAACGCTCCAGAGCATCGAGCGCGGACTTTGGGCTACGGCGGCGAAAGAACTTTGGTATGAGCAAAAGGAGGCAAAATGAACTGTAATTATTGCGGACATTCCGTGACGATTGACGACAACGGGCAATGCTCTAATTGTGGATTGCCAAGATATAATCAGGATGAAGCTCGTGAATGCTTTGAAGCGATGATTTCCAGATGCACAGACGCCATATCCGAGGAGCTAAAAGAATCATGCAATCCATCTGACACTCCGCGCACCGATGCGGCAACTATTTACGGAAGTGGCGCAACCGTTCCATTGGTAGAAAAGACATTCGCGCAGAAATTGGAGCGTGAAATAGCAGAGATCCGCGTTGCGCTCGCGGCTATGGGGTCCATCGCGGAATCCAACGCCGCGCAGGAGCAAGCCGTTAAACTGGCAAACCAAATCGACAAAGCACTTGCGATAGTGAACGAGGAATGTCCCGCAATGGACGAGTTTAAAAACATCGTTCCGACTGTTGAATGGCTGATTCAGAAATGGCGCGAATGCCGGATGTTTTGGTCTAAATCATGCCAATATAGGGACAAATTGCGTGAAGAAAATCAACGCCTCCGCGATGCATTCTCCGCGCTACTTTACACCGCAGAGCGAAACGTGGATTTAATTATCAGCGTATCCGACCGTTACGACCTCGACGTTGCGATTGAATCGGCAAAGGAGGCGTTGAAATGAAACGAGACTTGGAGTCCGAAAAGACAAGGGCGCAATACGACGCCATAAGCGCAAAGCTATTCGTCACTTCCGCAATGGCGGCAGCAATCGAAAGCGGATGCACAAATACAAGCGACCAGAAACCGAAACCGAAAAACAATATGAGCCATCCAACAGACTACCAAGTTGACTTCAATCTTCCCGCCGGCGAAAGTATCGAGGATATTGAAAAAGGATGGACGAAGCGTCACTTCCACGACCCGCCGACAATTCGCGAGATGCTGGACAAAATGGAGGAAACTCGCACGGTGGATGCGCCTTGCCTTGTGGCGATGCTTCGCATTGCCGTAGATGCTCTGGAACAATACGACGATGCGCCAATCGCGAGGGATGCTTTGCAATCAATCGAGCGCGGACTTTGGGCAACGGCGCCGCGTGAACTTTGGTTTGAAAAAATATGACTATGAAACCAACACCAATTCACTACTTCATTTTCGTTCGTCCACCGGGTTCGTTCACGTGGACGATGCACACAAGTTCAGCCGGAACACCTTGGAGGACTGGCGACGAAAAGCAGGCTAACAAAGTAGCGCAGGCAATCACGGAGCACTCAACCTATTGCGCTATCGTAAAAGGCATTGAACTCCCGCAGGACCAAGATACGGAGCAATACGCGCTCTTTGCGGACGGGGATACGGTTTACAAACCGGCTGAACCGCACCTTTCAATGCGGACGAAATAACAAATTTACCGTGGCACAACGCCAGTCGCGCATGCAAACAAAGTAGATTTATCTGCTAGGGTTTGAAAGAGACTTGCGACGATTCCCGAACCTACGGCGAGGGACGGTGATACTCTAAAACAGAAAACATGAATACAGAAACATACGAGCAGTTCTTACACCAAAAATCTCAACTCGGAGGGGAGTTTGGATTCAGCCCGTCATTTTTGCCGGATTTCCTTTTCCCATTCCAACGGGCTTTATTGGAATGGTCTATCAACAAAGGGCGAGCGGCAATCTTCGCAGACTGCGGGCTTGGGAAAACTCCAATGCAGCTTGTTTGGGCGCAGAACGTCGTCGAGAAAACAAACAAGCCGGTCCTCGTTCTGACGCCATTGAGCGTTGGGGCGCAGACCGTCCGCGAGGCGGAGAAGTTTGGCATCGAAGCGAAGCAATCGAGGGATGGAACCGTTGCGGCGAAAATCACGGTGACAAACTATCAACAGCTTCACAAGTTCGACTGGCAGCAATTCGCCGGAGTCGTTTGCGATGAGTCGTCCATCCTGAAAAACTTCGACGGGGCAATCAAATCTCAGGTGACGGACTTCATGCGGAAACTTCCGTATCGGTTGCTTTGCACGGCGACTGCCGCCCCGAACGATTACATTGAGCTTGGCACATCGAGCGAGGCGTTGGGGTATTTGCGCCGCGTGGAAATGATGGCGCACTTCTTCAACCACGACGGCGGGGATACATCAAAATGGAGACTCAAAAAGCACGCGGCGAAGGGCGCATTCTGGCAGTGGATTTGCTCATGGGCGCGGGCCGTTCGCAGGCCGGATGATCTTGGGTTTGACGGAACGGATTACATTCTTCCGCCACTTGTCACGGTTGAGCATATTGTTTCCGCATCAACGCCCAATCCAGACTTCCTTTTCGACATGCCTGCCGTGGGGCTGGATGAACAGAGGAAGGAGCGAAAGCGGACACTAAACGAACGATGCGAAATGGCAGCTTCATTAGTTGCCGGAACCGGAAAGCCCGCGCTCTCTTGGTGTCACCTCAATGACGAGGGGAATCTGATTTCAAAGCTGATTCCGGACTCAATCGAGATTTGCGGATCGGACTCAGACGAATACAAAGAGGAATCGTTTGAAGCGTTTTGCCGTGGCGATGTCCGCGTTATCGTCACGAAGCCAAGCATTGCAGGAATGGGATTGAACTTCCAGCATTGCGCCCATCAGACGTTTTTCCCGTCTCATTCGTTTGAGCAGTGGTATCAATCGATCCGCCGTTCGTGGCGTTTCGGGCAAAAGAATCCGGTAAAGATAGACGTGATTTCCAGCACTGGAGAGTCTGGCGTTCTCAACAACATGAAGCGAAAGGCCGAACAAGCGGACTCCATGTTTGCCAAAATGGTTGAGCTATTGAACCACGAACTCGCAATCGAGAAACACAAGCCGCACACGGCGAAACTGAATCCACCATCATGGCTTTAAATGAATCATTTGAACACATCGAGAAACTGATTGCGCGTGCAAATGCGCGATACGGACCGCTTGCATCGACTCACGAAGGACTCGGGGTAGCATTGGAGGAATGGGACGAACTGCGGGAAGCTGTAAAATCAAACGACCTACACAGAGTCGAAAGCGAATGTCTCGACCTTGCTGCCGTCCTGATTCGGATGGCAGAAGAAATATCAACCAACCAACAAACACAAAACAGAAGCACAAAATGAGCAACATCATCAGCCAAACCATCAAACCAAACTACGCACTTTACAACGGAGACTGCATCGAAGTGATGCGCGGACTGCCGGATAAATCGGTTCACTTCTCCGTATTTTCTCCACCGTTCGCGGACCTTTACTGCTATTCCGACAGCCCGATGGACCTCGGGAACTGTAAGAGCTATGATGAGTTTTTCGTCCACTTCGGATTCGTTGTCGAGCAACTGGCTCGCATCGTTAAATCCGGGCGTAACGTCGCGGTGCATTGCATGGACATTCCCGCCATGAAAGAGCGGGATGGATTCATCGGGATTAAAGACTTCTCTGGCGATATTATTCGGCTGTTTCAAAAGCACGGATTTATCTATCACTCCCGCCATACGGTTTGGAAAGACCCGCTGATTGAAGCGACTCGCACAAAGGCACTTGGGCTGATGCACAAGCAACTTCAAAAGGACAGCATCATGAGTCGCGCAGGATTGCCCGACTATCTACTTTGCTTCCGGAACTCAGGAACCAACGAAACTCCGATCACGCATCCGGATGGACTTGAAAGCTACGCCGGAAGCGATGCGATGCCACGCGCAGACGGAATTAAACGGTCTCATAATATCTGGCGTGCGTATGCGTCACCCGTCTGGATGGACATTCGGCAAACCAATACGCTGAATGCAAAGTCGGCGCGTGAAGCGGACGACGAGAAGCATCTTTGCCCGTTGCAACTTGACGTTATCGAACGCGCACTGGTCCTTTGGAGCAATCCCGGCGAAGTGGTATTCACTCCGTTCATGGGTGTCGGAAGCGAAGTCTATGGTGCGGTGTTGAACGGTCGAAAGGGTATCGGGGCGGAACTAAAAACAGCATACTACAATCAAGCCGTTCGCAACTTGGCAGAAGTCGAAAACCATCGGGAACAGGAATTGATTCCGGTATGACCCGCACCTGCGAAACCTGCATTCACTACTTTGAGAGTGATTTTAATGCGTTCTGCAAGCGTTACCCGCCAGTGCATGACCATACGTGGCCGAAGGTGCTGAAGGGGCACTTTTGCGGAGAGCATCAAGCCCGCCATAAAGAACGGCAGAAATCAACGCGAATCCCAACAACGGAAGCGGCGAAGAGGATTGCCACGATGTTTGGCCGAAAGCTCACAACAGAATGGAGCGAGCGGGAAATCAGAGCGTTCCGAAACTGCGGACAGATAGACCTTGCGGACCTCGCGCTTGTCGAAAAGCTCTACGCGAGCGGGTATCAGTTCAAGCGGACGAGCTTGCTTACTTTCTTGAACAACTTTCTCGGGGAAGTGGACAACGCGAAGGCCAAGCTGCCGAAAGCAAAGCAGGCTCAGTCAGGAGATCCAGAAGGCTGGCGAGAATGGATGGAGTCAAAGGCGTATCCCTACGCGGAATACTCAAAGGCCAGAGGCTACATGAAGGAGGAGTTTCAGAAACAGCGACAGTTAAACAGTAACGACAACACAACAAAAACAGAACCAAAATGAACGAACTATTCACCGAAATACCAGAGAGCAAACCGAACCGCTTACGATCCGCTAGAATCGCCGTTGAAAAAGCGCAGGAGCATTACGACTCATTGCGTGACGCACGCGAGAACTACGACCGGCAGACCGCTAGCGTGAAATGGGAGATTGGGGAGGCAGCGCATAAGTTACAGGACGCGGAAGAGGAGCTAAAGGCGGCTGAAATGGAGGCACTGTGAACGACATTGAGCGCGAGTGGCAATACCGATACAACGAAGCCTTGTCTCTGGGCAGAACCGAAAAGCAGGCTAGGATTGAGGCCGACGAGTGGAGAAACAAAATTGAACATGAACAAGAAAAACCTAATCGAACCGAGGGAATGCCCACGTTGCGGAATTGAGCACGAAACAAATCGTATGCGGATGAAGTTCATCGTGTGCGAATGCGGTGCGAGGCTTCAGCTAATTACAGAGGACATCACGGGAGACGAGCAAATCACTTATCTACAGGACGAAAATGGGTTCAGCTTCTGGGACAAATGACATACCTACCCGACATTCACCGACTACTCCCGCAGAACCAAGACGCCGAAAAAGGCATTCTTGCGAGCATCATTCTTGCTCCTTACGAGTGCATTGCGATTTGTGACGATGCCGGAGTTGATAGCGAGTGGTTTCACATCCCGGCAAATGCTGAAATCTGGCGAGCTATCCGCGAGCTTCTCGACGTTCCGAACTCGCAACTGACGTTTATCAGCCTGACAACATATTTGCGGGACCGGAACAAGCTGGACGGCGTAGGCGGCGCGGGATACATTAGCGAGCTATGGACATTTGTGCCTACCGCAAGCAACTTGCAATACTACATCGACGTAGCAGGCGCGAAGTTGAGACTTAGGAAAATCATCGCACTCGGCACCGAGTTTGCATCGCGTGCTTACGATGAGCAGCATCAGCCGGATGAGCTAGCGTCAGAGTTTGAGTCAAAAGTATTGACGCTATCGGAAGGCAAGGCGGGACGTGCGGAGCAAAGCAATAAGCAGCTTGTAACGGAAGTCATTCAGGACGTGAAAACCTTGTATGAAAACAAAGGGCGCATAACTGGAATCGAAACCGGATTTCACGGCTATGACCAACTGACAAACGGACTACATCCGGAGGAAATGACCGTGTTTGCCGCTCGCCCTAGCGTCGGGAAAACAGCCTTTGCCCTTGCCATAACAGAACACGTTATTCTTCGCCTCGGGATTCCTGTAATCTTTGTATCATTGGAAATGAGTCCGAAGCAGCTAATGGCACGGCTTGTCTATTCGCTCGCCCGACTTAATCAGCAGCGAGTCAGAGACGGGCATATGACGGAACGAGATTGGCCAGCACTGACAGCGGCAGCGCAACAACTCGCGACTTCGCTTGTGACCATTATTGACACCGGAGAGACAGGAGGCAGCATCCAAAAGATTCGGTCTAAGACTCGCGCAAAGGTAAGAGAACTGCGAAAGAACGGACACGAGCAGGTTGTCTTTATTGGGGATTACCTTCAGTTGATGACGAGCGACGGCAAGAAAGCAGGGAATCGGGAGCAAGAGGTTGCTGAGGTTTCACGCGGCCTTAAGCTAATGTCGAAAGAGCTACGCATACCGGTTGTGACGCTGGCACAAATAAATCGCGCGTCGGTGAAAGAAAAACGTCGCCCGCGCATGAGTGACCTGCGAGAATCGGGGAGCATCGAACAGGATGCGGACAATGTTGCTTTTATCATTCGACCAGAAATGGATTGCGATCCGGATGACCCGGAGCGAACGAACCTTGCCGGAAAAGCCGACATTGATATTGCCAAGCAACGCAACGGACCTGCACAGGAAACCGTGGAACTGCGTTACGTTAAAGAATACGCACGATTTGAGAACTTATGAACAGCACAACAGAACAAAAAACAAAACGAGAACAAGAGATTGAACGATGGTTTGCCGTCTTAGCAATGCGGCGACAAGGACTTAAATGGCGAGAAATCGCGGTGCATTTTCAATGCAACTCAGATTCCCTTCCACGCATGGCGAAAAAGGCTGAGAACATCGAGCGGCAGGAAAACGGATTGCCTGCTATCAATCCGCTAAAAACTCGGACCTTTGTTATTTGCGAAAATAAGCGGTTCTACTGCCTTGATAAAGTATATTGGGACGGGAAAAGCCGGATGGAATGCGAGTGCGGATGTGAACAATTCCCGATTGATTCAGAACGCGGAAAGGAACTAAAAGAGCTACGCGCTAAGTGCCGGACAGCCCTAGCAGTTGGCGACACGCGCAGCCATGACAAGCCGTCATTGTGCAGCAAGTTTGCGGACTGGGTAGTAATCGACACACGTTACGCTCGCCAAATCACCCTATGACAAGTCACGAAGCATACTACAAACGGAAGCGCAAAAAAGCGGAGAAGCGATGGTTTGCAGTCCTCGCCAAAAAGCGCGAAGGGCTGAAGTGGCGCGAGGTTGCCGCATTCTTCGGAATCGACACGGCATTTGCCTTTCGCATGGCGCAGCAGGCGATTGAAATTGAACTGGAAAGGAAAGGATTATGATCGATACACCGGAGACGGACAATAACGCATACGAGTGCATTCAACGCTTTGAAATGGGCGGGAGCACAACAGCAGAAAAACAATCATGCCAACAAGGCGATTGCGTTTCCGCCGACTTCGCCCGCAAACTTGAACGCGAGCGCGATATGTTGAAGATTATTCTCGAAGAAAGAACGGATATTGCAAACAGCACCGAAGACAGAATGCGTGCCATTATTTGTGAACTTGAGTCTGCTTCCGCTGACGGAGATTACTGCCGCGTCAACAAAATTTATTGGTTTGCGCTTATTACCGAGCGCGACGAACTCCGCGCAGAGCTCGAGCGGCTGAAAGCAGAACGTGATAACGACCCAAGCTCAGCGACGCGGGAGACAATATGACGAACGAACGGAAACCAAAGCAGCCTGCGGTCCTTGGCGGGCCGTGTGAATGCGGCGATGGATATGCCGCGTGCAATATGGTGCTCGCCTACGAATGCACCCAGTGCGGTAGGCGGGAGGCTGCGGATGAATCGGCTAAAGCGCCGGACGAACAGGAGGCGCGTTCGCTGCAGCGCGTGGTTAGTCGCCTTGAGTGGACTTTCGAAGCAGAGTCGCGGCGGTGGCTGGGGCGGCTTCGTGGACATCCCGACCGCACGCTGTTCATCCTCAATCTCGTGGAGGGCCGCGACGACCGCTGCCACCTTCTTGGCGGGGTGATGTCCGACAGCGAGGATAGGCAACACACCCGCGCACTCGTGACTTGGGCGAAAATGGCGGCGGAGTGGTATCTCGACGACTTCGAAGCACTGCTGAAGGCGACTAACTGGCGACTCAGCAGCGTTTGCAGGGAGTTGAACGCAGAGCTTGAGCGACTGAAGGCAGAGCTTGCAGCCATAAAAGGAGCCGAATGAGTAACGTCATCATTGGGTGCGATAATGGCGTCAGCGGCGCACTAGCCGCAATCTCATCACACAACGGCGCATTCATCGAAGCAATCTTGATGCCGGTTCAAAAGGCTCGGAAGGGGAATGAAATTGACGTGATAGAAGTTGAGCGATGGATTAAGAACGTGTCCGCAGGCTTTCATAACGTCCATTGTGCAATTTTAGAAGAACCGGGAGGCAGCAAATCGGCCAAAGCAGCTACAAGCATGGCAGGGAGCTTCCACGCGCTTAGAACCGTGCTAACGCTCGCCGGCATTCGCTGGCATAGAATCACGCCGCAGAAATGGCAACGCGAAATGATGCCGGGATGCAACTCGGGAGACACAAAGCCACGCGCTTTGGAGCTTGCAAAACGACTCTGGCCGGATGAGACTTTTCTGGCGACAGAACGCAGCAAGGTTCCCAATCACAATATTGTTGACGCGGCACTTTTAGCGGAATATGCGAGGATTAAAAAGCTATGACATCCGACACAGCCCGCTGCAATGGAGTTGGAAGCATTGAAGACGGAGTGCAATACTGGCGAGAAGGATGCGAGACTTGCCTTAGACGCACCGCACCGAGGCCGAAAAGAGTTGTGATGATGGAACCGCCAGCAATAATTGCTTTCGAGTGCGAATACTTAATTGAACCAGAACCATACGAATGCGAGCATCAGTTCGTTTTCTACGGCTACGCACCGGATGGCACTTGCTTTTTCCGGTGTCGGAAGTGCAAGAAGCAGTCTGACGAATAAAACAAAACCCCGCTCCGATTAAAGAGCGGGGTTTTTCGTGGAGTTGTGATTGGCTCAGAATGGAATATCATCCGGCGCAACGTCATCATTCTTCGGCACAGCCTTTTTAGCGACCGGCTCAGGCTTCTCGGTAGTCCGCTTTTGAAGATGACGCCAGTTGCCGATGATCGGCCCTTTCCCGCCTGCTTCTCGGGCTTCTTTACCGATATCTTGAACAATGAACCCATCGTTGCCGTATTCGTCTGTTCCGCCTTTGTTCTCCATTAGCGTTACGTCTAGGTAGGTTCCTTTTGCGCCTTTAAAAAGGTGCGTTTTGTCGATTAGATTGACATTGATTTTCAGCTTTTGCATTGGTTTTTAGTTGGTTTGATTTTTGAGTTTTTGAGCGCGGAATCTGCAATTCTCGTCTTCGTAGCGGTCGGCGTATGCGGAAAGATAATCAAACGCGACCTTGAGGCTTGTGCGGTCGTTTAAGTGGCCGTTCTCGACGAGCCAGACTATGTGCCAAGCTGAGTCGCAAGCCGCACGGTCTAGTTTTTCCTTCTCGGTCATGGCTCATCCTCCTCGTTCTGATTGCACCTTTCAACAAAGTCTAGCGCAGCATCCTCGTCGGTAAAGACGAGCGGCTTGTCATCTCCGTTCCGCGCATCATCGTGGACAGGCAATCCACTCGGCGCAATTACATGCCAGCGGTTTCTGGCGTATTCTTTGGCGTAAAATCCGGGCATGGCTTACTTAGTAGCGGCAACCAACTTGCCGTTAGACTTGAGCGAATACCACGGAATGCCGCGCTCTGCGGATAACCGAGATGCTTCTACTTTTGCTTCCCATCGGTTGCGAGTCTGGACTTCAAATCCATCGACCACAAGTCCGTGTTTTGTTACTACGATTGCTTGCTTGAATTTCTGTTCTGTTTTCGTGTTCACAATCCCGAGTAAGCCAGAACTCCGCTCATTCGTCAAAGCCTTTTTTCATCTTTTTTCTAAATAGTCTGGAAAGGCGCATGGATGCTTGATTTGAGGGTGGCGCAAATTGCAACGAATGGCCCGGAATCAACTTTTTTTACTTTTTCCGTTTTTGCAGCTTGACGAAAATTTTTTGTTTCGTTACAATCAGGGGGTGGAGCGCAGGGTGCGGAGGCTCATCGGTCTATCTTTCCACCGTTCTTATCGTCGCTATCGCTCCTCATATATATTTTTTCTTTCTCTTTTTATTCATCAACTGAGAAATATAATATATAAGGAGCGCAAGCGACGCCCTACGATAACCGAGTAAGTAAGACAACGATCCGACTAACTCTAAAACCGATTACAATTCTGCTTTTGTACCCCTACCGTACATTGTACAATGAGAAAAAAGAAAAAATTCCGCGAAAAAGAAAAAAGCGATGGCTCGGAAGCCCGCACCAATGCTTGATTCCAGAACAAAAGCAAAAATAATTGAAAATAGTTGTGGACATTTTAGCGGAAAAGTTTAAAACAGAGAACGTCAAACGGGACTACGACGGGACCGGAGACGAAAACAAAACAGAAAAACAGAACAATGAACACAGTCACAATTCCAGTAATCAAAGTAAAAAAAGAAAGCGATAAGGCAGTATTTGTGCAGCTAAAATGCTCTTCCGACAGCAATATTGATTCAGTCAGCGTTTGGCTTCCAAAAAGCCAGTGCTTTTTCACCGATGATTCGGTTGAGCTTCCGGCATGGCTGGCAGAAAAGAAGGCTAAAGAGGCCAGCGACGAATACGAAGCACACGCTTTTTTTGGAGAACTCGCAACCGCTTAATTCTATGAAATACGCATTCGTAAATCAATCCGGATACATCAAGGCCAAGGGTGTTAAAATCAAGCGCGGACCGTGGGCTGTGTGTAATGGCTCTGGGATTGTTGCTGTCGCAGCCTCATACCGCGATGCAGCATCCATCATGGAATCAATTCCGTGTTCTTACATCACGCCATTTTACATCAACCGCTAATTAACACCCTACAAAGCCCGCCATCGCGTTTTTATTCGCGGGCAAGGGCGGAGTAGCGGAATAACAAACCATACACAACAAACTCGGATTGCCGAGGAAACGTAACGCTTTAACCTTTTCCAGAAAAGTCTTGCGTGGATTGAGGAATTGAGAAAGAAAAGATTTATGACGAACGAACAAAGGTGCAAATGGTGCGAGAACAAGTCAGCAAGCCGTGGAGTGTGCGCGAAGCACTATGCTCGAGCTAAGCTCTGCGTCGAATCGGGCGCAAGTTGGGAAGCGGTATTGGCAGGCGATGAGCCACAGCCGGGGAAGCGAGGAAGGCCAATGAAGACCGGCAGCGCGTCATGGCTGGCGGAGAAGTATGATGAGTTGGCCGCTGACGTTACCAAGGCGATTGCGCTGATTGAGCTTGGCAATACAGACGAGGCTAAGAGGGTTTTAATGGGGGACTGGAAAGGCACTGCAACGATTGCCGAATCGATACAATCCAAAGTTGAGAAAGGCGCAGCAAATTGCGAAAAGTCCTATTCTGTCGCAAATGTGACCGAAAATGACCAAAAGTCGCATGAATGAGACCCCGCCATACGAAAGCTATCAGTTTTGAGACAGCAAAGCGGTTTTTCTCTCTA